CGCCTATCGCGAACACGATCACATCCCGACACGAGAACAATTACGTGATCCGATAAAACGAACTACATGCAATCCGTTCGACTTCAGATAGAACAACAGGGATACCAGAAGCAACCCTTATAGGATTTTTTACCAGGTGCGTGAATAGATTTAGCGACACCTTTACCGTCACCACCTAACATCTTACCCGCTTGTCTAATTGATCTAAACTCATACAACATTCGGCCAGTTAATACATCATAACCAACAACACCCATTCTATTCAAATTGTCCGACAATCGTTCAACTTTATATCCACCAACAGTGTAGCCATTCTTTATTGCTCTTGATACATTACCACTTGTAAGGTTAGTCGCTTTACAGAATTCGCTCATTGATTGATACTCACTCACCTCACCAGTTGATAACAATGTCGCTCTAATCTTTACTCTTTGATGTTTACCATCACCATTAACTTTGAAATGATTTGTTCTACTCTTAGCAGCCAATCTTTGTTTGTTAATGAATTCATCACTCCGACGTAATCCTACCATAGAAGATGAGATTTTTTCTTTCACATCATCTCTTACGTTATAGTTACTCTCTCCACCAGTTGTTGCATTGTATCCGTTGTTATATGTGTCAAATTGTTCTATCCAGTAGATCTCACGTTCTGATAACTTATCAACGTCAATATCCTCTTCTAATGTTCTAATAGTAAACATCCCAGAGCCATACTTTTTAATTGCATTATACAGAGGTCGATTACCCTTATCAGTCTTACTTTCTCCTATATGTTCTCTCCATCTCGTAGCTACGTTCTTAACAGTTTGTCCGATATATCTCTTCTGATTAACCTTACAAATGATCGTGTAGATTGTGCCCGTTGACATGTAGCTCACTGTTTGATAGAATGTAGTTATTTAGTGATAGAATGTTGAATTTACGTTATCAGAAATGGCTCGATAAATATAAGCCAATTGTTATGGCAAGTTACTGGTAAGTTACTCAGTAGCCACTCTAAAGGGCCTCAAAAGGGCAGATCTTATAGTGATGTTAGAGTTCAGTCTATCAGGCCTTTGCCACATTGTCAAGACCCAAATCCTGTCAAATCAGTAAGTCTTATCTGTCATAAATCTCCGAGTCCTCAGAGACACATAGGAGGCCCACAGTAAGCCACATATAAGCCCCTCTTATTTCCCGCCATTATTGTTAGTAACCTCCAAAGGTCTAATGTAGTATGAACAAGTACAATCTCTTCGGCTACGACACTCGAAAGCAAATGCGTGACTGCCTTTGTTATCTCAGAGACACCGAGGCAGAGGCCATTGAAATCTGCCAACAATTGTATCCCTTCTTTAACATCGAAGAGATCACAGTTGATATCAATTGGAACGGCGATAAAGAGGTGCCTCGTATACAGTCTCTTGTATGAGGCCGGCCACTATAAGCCCCCTATATAAGGGCCTCTATATGTGGCTAACTCATAGGGCTGATGGTATAGGGAGACCTATGCGAACTTAAGACCCTATGTAACACAAACAACAGTCCTGAGTAAGACTTATAAACTGCTCACACATACACACACTATTTCACACAAACTACCATGTCCCGTGATGTAATGATTGGCCTGCTTCGTAAGGGTCAGAATGGTGAACAAGTCCTTGCTATCTTGGACGCCATTTGTAACAACGAAGAACCACAATCGCCCGAGGCCAAAGGTACACTCGAACCACTCACATTCTGAGGTCTAAGTATACCTTACTGTATGGGGACATTATTGTTAGTTACCTCGAAATGTCCCCTATAGTGAAGGTCACTCAACTCACATAGATTTGACTCACACAGAATCATTCACTCAAGCACTCTACAATCTCATTGATCTGAAAATTATTGACTTGGATGAGTATCAGGGTCTTATTGATAACTTCACTACCACAGAAGAATTGGACGCTTATTTGTCAGCTAGAGAGGACATTACTATTTGACACTTAGGGGGCAAATATGGTATACTGACAGTGTGGCTAATTCGACAGTATTTTGGGGCGGTTTATAATATTGCGATCCGCGCAAAGGCCCCCCTTATAAGAAATCGCTAAGTCCCTAACCTACAAAGGTCCCCAAACGGCCTTAAGAAAAGCCGCCGATAAAAAAAATTTCTATATAAAAAATTCCCCCATAAAGATTTTCCATATGGCCCCTTCAGAAGACACGAAGTTATATCACATCTACTTAAAGAACGAGTGTGTACTTCATAGTTTGTCAGAGGAGAATTTTAAGAGTAGTTGGGAGACCTTACAGAATCTGGTGGGGCTTGTGAAGACTGACTATCATTCTGAGGATCTCTCATATGAAGTAGTGGATGTACTACAGGATAGAGAGGATATCAGTAATTTGTCAGACAGTTCACACTGACAGTGAGGAATACCGAAGGTATTTCGAGGTTGACTGATGACTACATACTTGGTATAATAATGATTGAAATGGAGTGATTCTAATTCATGGCAAAAGGTTTTACAGTAAAGGCTTCAACACCAAAAAAAGATAAAGGTCCAGAGTGGGACTACGAAGCCATTAAAGAGAGAATGAGGGGCAAAGCGATTGTCTTCTGTCTACCTGGAAGAGGATGTTCATATGCATTCATGAAGAACTTTGTACAATTGTGTTTTGACTTGGTTCAGAACCAGATGAGTATTCAGATCAGTCAGGACTACTCGTCGATGGTGAACTTCGCACGTTGTAAGTGTCTCGGCGCCAATGTATTGAGAGGGCCTGACCAGATTCCTTGGGACGGTAAGCTTCAGTATGATTATCAGTTGTGGATTGACTCTGATATTATTTTTAACACCGAGAAGTTCTGGCAGCTGTGCGACCTAGCGTTAAACTCTGAGGGAGAAGAGAAGGAGATTGTTGCCGGTTGGTATTCGACTGAGGACGGGCGGACAACCTCTGTTGCACATTGGCTGGAAGAAGATGACTTCAGGAATAATGGTGGTGTGATGAATCATGAGATGGTTGATGGTATTCAGAAACGTAAGAAACCCTTTACTGTTGACTACACTGGTTTTGGATGGGTGATGATTCAGAATGGTGTCTTTGAGAATAAGGCAATGAAGTATCCTTGGTTTGCACCAAAGATGCAAGTGTTTGAATCTGGTGCAGTTCAAGATATGTGTGGTGAAGACGTTTCGTTCTGTCTGGATGCAATTGACGCAGGATATAAGATCTGGTGTGATCCACGGATTCGAGTTGGTCACGAGAAGACAAGAGTCATTTGATTCTGAGGTGGGTTCCTTGACAGGACCCACCTTTTTTAGTATGATATGGGGGTACAAATGAGACAGGCATGACCTATCGACCAAAGAACGAGTGTGACGATTGTGGTTACACTTGGTATCCAAGAGGAAAGAATCGTTCACTGAGATGTCCACATTGTGGAAGTCGTGATATCATTCAATATGAAACTCGATACACCACTAATTGGTGGCCTCTTAAATTCTTAGTGATTTTATTTGTGTCTTTCATTATTGCTATGAAGGCTCAAGAAGTTAAGAACGATGTTCTGACTAATGTGGCTATGATTGGTTGTCTAGGTGGTGCTGTTGGTTTCACTATTTCTTACGCAAGAGATTAATGGCAAAACTCAAAAAATCTTTGACTGGTCAGACGATGATCGACTCAACTCCGAAGAAGACTCGTCAGGGCATGGGTAAACACACGAAACTTGCAGCAACTTCTGCTAATAAGAAGAAGAAGCGTTATCGTGGTCAAGGACGTTGATCGAAGGTTATAACCTAACTGTATACACTTATCTCGCTCCCAGTAAAGTCTGTGACGGGGTAGGTGTTTTTTCTTTGGTTGATATTCCAAGAGATACTGTTATCTTCAAACCAAAGAGATGTATTCAGATTACTGATGTGTCTCCTGAGATACAGACCTATCTCAAGAAGATGACTTATTATGATGATAATGGTTATTGGATTGATGATGATCTACAACGATTAGGTCAACAGTATTACATCAATCATTCACATCATCCGAATGTGGCTTACGAACGTAGTACAGGACAACTGTATGCGATTCGTGATATAATTAAGGACGAAGAACTCACTGATTATTATTTTCCAGGAGAAAGGGATTGGCTTACTTAAATCACAGTTTACCTGATTGGTCTTGTTACATTCGTAATGAGTTCCTGTACAACCATAAGAAGGGGCATGGAGAAGTCACTAAGGCTGATGTCCATAGTGTCGCGAGTATGGAGAAACGTGTCCCTTTGTTTGAGGCTTTTCTGGAGAATGGTGTCAATTGGACACGGAGACCCCTACACGCCTTCTGTTGGGACCCACAGGCCAAGATAGAACCCTTAGAGGACATCATGTACTGGGATTGCTTTAGTCCTTATATCGACGTTCAGAGACGACATCGACTTGCTGGTCTTCAGGCACAATTGATTCGTCCTGATGGTAAGAAAGTATTGGGTGATTATATGTTCACGATGGATTGGTCCTGGGAGAATAAAGGTGTACCAGACCTGAACTATTCAGAAACTCCAGAACATAAGTGTGCCCACCTGTTTAAGGTTGAAACTGGTAATTATTACGCCTATCCTAACAATCGGATCATTTGGTACGATAATGCCTGGACATTCAAACGTATTGATAAGAACC